TATATAGAAGTAAAATATAAATTTGTGAATGGATATATAGATATATTAAATAGGAAATATAAAAAGGAGATAATGGATGAATATATAAATGGAAATTTATTTAATAAATATAAAAATTATAATAATTATGAATTAGATGAAGAATTGATAATAATATTATGTTCATTTTCGTATAAAAAAAACAAGGAAATATTTAGTAAGAAAATAAATAATATAATAAATAAAGATGAGGAAATACAAAAAATAGTATTAGAACATAATAAATTTATGTTAAGAAAGAATAATAGAAATAAAGAAATAGGAAAAATAGCAGAAGAAAATTTAATAAATAAATATTTACCCGAAATACTAAATAAATATAATATATTTGAGAAAAGTAAAATAAAAATTGTAAGAAATGATTATATATATTGTTATGAGAAGAAATATAAAAATTATGAAATAAAATTAGATGAAACCCGTGGAAGACAGAAAAAAGAAGTTGATGCGATAATATATTATAAAAACATATTTTTATGTTTGATAGAAGTAAAATCCAATCCAGATGAGATAGCAGGAATAATAAATACATATGAAAATTATTTCAATAAATATAAGAATCATTATGTGAAGATAGGAGATAAAAAGATAGAGATAAAAAAGAATAGAATAATGAGGAATATGTGGATATTATCAAATATAAATATAAAGAATAAACATAGATTATTTAATTTTGATATAAAAAGTTATATGAAAGAGAATATGGATATAATAAATATGTTATTATATATAAAGAAATATAATAATGAAAAATATAAAATATTTATGCAAAGTGATGTAAATATAAAAATCTTTGAAAATTTTTTTAATAATAAAAGTAAATATAGTTATGTAAGCAATATTATACAAAAATATAAGGTTTTAGCAAATGAAAAAATATAAAAATTAAATATCATTTAATTCTTCATCTAATAATTCTTTAATTTTATTTTTTCGTTCAGTTTTATAATATTGTCCATAATACCAGTCAGGAGAATAACGATAATAACCATAACCATCATGTCTATAATTATTATTATTAGGTGGTGTTAAAGTATATTTTAAGATTTCTTCATCATCACTATCACTATCAGAATTTTTATTTAATTTAATATTAGAATCATAAAAATAAATAATCATACTTTTAGAAATAACATAATCAATAGGTTTAATTCTAATAAAACGAGTATAAATATCAACAGAATTAATTTTAACAGTATAAGAATTGGTATTAGCATCAAAATCTTTATAATAAATCCATTTATGAGTTAAAGAATCTTTATAATAGACAGAATATTTTTTAACATAAGAATCATTATAAATATTATCAAGAATATAAATATAAGGTTTATTAGTATCATAATAATAATAATTATAATTACTTTTTCTTTTTGGAAATATTCTTTTATTAGGATATTTTCCGAAAGTTGCAATATTTAAAATATTGACAAATTTACCAAAATCTATTTCATAATAACAATTTTCATTAGAATTAATTAATTTTTTCTTTTTTTTCTTTTCAATAAAAACTTTTTTACAAAACATTTTTAAGTTATCAATTTGTGGTTCATTCCATTGTAAATTACAATATTTTTTTAATGTTCCTTCAGTATCATCGTCATTACCATTAAAAATATAAATATAATTTGGATCATAAAATTTATTATTCCATTTTAACCAAGAAATATCATTTAGATTATTATTTATTAAAATATATTTTTGAATAGGTATATTAAAAATTTTACAAATAACGCCATTATCAGGATCCCATTTTTCAGTTATTTTATTAGATTCTTTATGTAATAATTTATATAATTTCCATTGATGTTTTTTATTTAATGGTCTTGATTGAAAATTATTATATTGATAATATCCAGAATTAGTATGACAATTTATAAAACTATTATCAAATAAATTATCAATATTAGTAATAGGTATTTCATCTTTTTTTAATTTTCTATCACAATCTAAAACATAATTAGTTGTTTTATTAGGGTTTTTATATCTTAATGTATGATTGTCTCTATGCCAATTGTATTTAACTTCATCAAACATAATAATTATTTACTTTATTATTATAGTATATATAAAAATCAATTTTTTTAAATAAAATAAAAAAATTATTTACAAAATATTTTATCAAATAAATTATTAATATAATTATTATTAATTTTATTATTTTTGTGAGTATTAGAGATGCTATCAATAATTTCTTTAATAATAATTTTTCTATTATTATCTTTTTCTAATAATAAAGATTTAGAGAGGAGATTAAGAGAATTAAAAGAATTATTATTATTTTTATAGAATTCTGCAAGAGCGATAGAACAAGTGATATTATCATTGTCTGAACCAATTAATAATAATTCTTGATTATATTTAGGATTATTTTCAAAAAGAGATAAATAATAATATGCTTCATAGATATTTAAACTAATAAAAATAAGTAAATTATTATATAATTCATTAAAATCAAGTTCATATTTATAATATAAAAAGAGAGCATTAACAAGTTTATAATTATTATTTTTATTGGGTGATTTTATGATAAAATTAAATAAATATTTGGTATTAGAAGATATCATATTATTTAAAAAATAAATATAATTTGCTTTTGGAATGTGTTCAGAAATAATTAATAAAATTTGAATATTATAAATACTTTTAAGATTATAATTATTAGTAAATTTTTGATTACAAAAAGTTTTTAGATATAAATTAAATACTGATAAATCAATATATTTATTAATAACAATAATATTGTAAAATATTGATTCAAATATTTTATTACAATCTTTATTTTTATTTATGCAAATATTAGTATAAATATTATATAATATATTTATCATCTCTAATATATTATTTTTTTTGTGTATCTCATTAATTATTTCCTCTATTATATTTATATTCTCTTTTTTATATTCAATAAACAATTTATTTATTTTTATCTTATTCTCCTCAAAATTATTATTATTCTCCTCTATTTTTATTTCTATTTTATTATCACTATTATCAATTTTATTATCACTATTTTGTATTTTATTATCACTATTATCAATTTTATTATCACTATTTTGTATTTTATTATCACTATTTTGTATTTTATTATCACTATTTTGTATTTTATTATCACTATTTTGTATTTTATTATCATTATTTTGTATTTTATTATCACTAATATCTAGATTATTATTACTAATATCTAGATTATTATTAGTATTATCTATATTATTAATAGTATTATCTATATTATTAATATTATTAGAAATATCTAAATTGGTGTTATAATTAAGGGAATCAGAAAAATTGATAAAAATAAAATCATCATCGGAATCATTATAATTAATATTTAAATTATTCATTAATATATAATTATAAAAATAAATTTATAAATATTATTATTTATAATGAAAGTAATAACATTTAGTTTATGGGGTGATAAAAATATTTATTTGACAGGAACTATAAAAAATATTGAATTAGCAAAAAGTTTTTATCCAGATTTTTATATTTGGATTTATATCCATAAAGATACTGTTCCATAAGATTTTATTAATAAATTATCTATTTATAATAATGTAAAAATAATATTTAAAACAGGAAATTTACTTAAAATTAAACCAATGATGTGGCGATTTGAAGCAATTGATGATGATGATGTTGAAATTATGCTATCTAGAGATACAGATACAAGATTTTTATTAAGAGAAAAATTAGCAGTTGATGAATTTATTAATAATGATAATTATTTATTACATATTATGCGAGATCATCCTTGGCATTTTTCGTTAATTCAAGGTGGTATGTTTGGTGTTAAAAAAAGTAATATCAAATGGTTACCTCTTATTAATAATGTAAAACAAAATAATAAACATAGAGATTATGACCAAACATTTCTTTCTAAAATAATTTATCCACTTTATAAAAATAAAATGCTTATTCATGCATCTTTTAATAAATTTGAAAAAGATATCATTAAAGATTTCCCTATCCCATATAAAGATAATGATTATAAATTTGTTGGTGAATATATTTATGAAGATGAATCAAGAGATCCTAAATTAAAACAAAACATAATTGATGGTTTTATTATATATAATGGAAAAAAATATTCATAATTTATAAATTTTATTAAATAATAATAATAATATAAATATCCTAAAATAACAGATTTAATTAAATAAAAATATGGCGGAAAACTCATTATAAAGTAATATAACGAAGTTAAAAATATTATAAAAGATTTTCCGCCAGAATAAGAGATTTAAATAAATAATAAATTATATTTTTAATTTTATAACTTTATTAGTGATATTATCTCTAATAAATTGAATATTATCTAATATAATATAACCATTATTATTAAAATCTAATAATTTTAAATCATCTAAAATTTTATTAGAACCAAAATAATCGTGTTTAATAACATTATTATCGGTAAAATTATGAGCTAAAGTGCAACAAGGAATATTAAAATTATCACCAGAATATACGATATGTCCATTATCTAGAACTAGATTATATAAAAATTCAATATTATCATTAGTATTAGTAGTTTTAAAATAAATATCTTTAGGAAAAGACCAAATATTATTATGAAGAATAGGATGATAAGGAGTTAAACCAAGATTATTATCAATATGAGAAATTACTGGATTAGAGCATTTATATTTAATAATATATTTAATTTTAGTTATATTATTATTACTAGTTATAATATAATCATTAACAGATAATTGAGAAATAAGTTTATAATTATCTGGAGTTTTAATTTTAGAATATTCAGTAAAACAGCCACCTGAAACATTATAATAATTAGAAATATTGATATTATTGATAGGTGGTGGAATATCTAAAAATATTTTTTCAATAATATTTTGTTTTTCAATAAATTCTGATGATTTATATAATTGAAGTGTTTCATCTTTGAAATTCATACAGAAATAATTTTTATGTGCCAAATATAAACCTCTTAAATAGTGAATTCCCCATCTATTAAACCAATTATTATTACTAATTGCTTTATATATTTGTGCTTTATCATTATTATTATTATTATTATTAAATAAATCTATAATAGCAGAATTATAAAATGTATCTTGATTATTAACATTATTTTCAAAGAAATTAATTGTAGAATTTAATAAATTATTATTTGGATTAACAAGTAATTCAAGAAGTTTATTATAATAAATATTATTATCATATATATTTTTAATATTATTATTAGCGGTAATCCAAGCTAAAAAATTAATAAAAACAGAACCAATCATAGAACAATCAGGAATAAATCCAAATATTCCATTATATTTACTAGAAATATCAAATAATAATTTAGAATTTATATTATAACCAAATCCAAAAGTGTGTATTTCAAAATTATTTATATTATTTTCTATAACATAATTATTTAATGTTTCCAATATTCCTCGTGGTGGATCTGAATTACTCTCTCCATCTGTAAATATTAAAATTTTTACTTTATTTTCCGTATTCTCTTTATTCTCTTTATTCTCTTTATTCTCTTTATTCTCTTTATTTTCTGTATTTTCTTGATTATAACTAGAAATAATATTAAGAGCTTTAAGGATGCCATCCCAAAGATTAGTGGTAGAATCAGGATGAATAGAATTGATGATATCAGAGATGATATTTTTATTAATTTCGTTCATAGCGAATGAGTTGGTATTAATAGTAGCATAATTAGAGAATGTAATAATAGAAAGAATATCAGAGGAGGAAAGATAATTGATAATAGTTTTAAGAGTATGTTTAACGAGAATCATAGGAGTCATATTATCATTTTCATAACCAGGAGTAGAAATAGTGGAACCCATACTACCAGATTTATCAATAACACAAATAAGATTTGTCATTTATATAATAATATATAAATTTTAAACTTTATATTTTAATTTAAATATAAAAAATTGAAATTATAAAAATATAGAAAGATAATATATAAGATGGAGTATATATATGATAGGATAAACAATAATATAGTAAGAATAGTAGAATATTTAGATTACAATAGTTATGAGAATTTGATAGAAAGTGAGAAAATAAATAATAAAAAAATGGAGATAATAAGAGAGGTTAATAATTATATGATGAATAAGAAGGATAGTAAATTATATGAATATAAAAAAAGATATTATGAAAGATATATGATAGGATATGATAAATTGGAGATAGCGTGGAAAAATAATAATGAGTATTGGCGATTAATAGAAAATGAGAATGAAAATTACAGGAGAGAATGTAATAAAGATAAATATTATAGATTAAATTATGTGTGGTGGTTTGATGTTAATTATGTATTTAAGAATATACGTGGAAAATATAGATTTAAATTAAAGATGAATAAAGGTAATTTAGAGATGATAAATTATAGGATAACAAAGAATAATGGAATAATGGAAGAGGAAAATATAGATTTAAAAAACGTGGAAGATTATAAAAATATGGAGATAATAACGAGATATATAGATGTAAAAAAGGATGATGAAATAAATGTAAGATTTTATGAGACAAATACATTAAAGAATGACATAGAGATATATGGAATAGAATATGTATAAAATTGAAATAAAATATATAAAGATAATATATTTAAAAATGGAAGAAAGAAAGGAATTTATAAAAAACAAGATAGAAGAAATAAAAAACAGGGAAGAAGCAATAAATATTTATGTAAATAAAGATGTGATGAAATATACGCCAATTATAGTAGATAATATAATAAAAAATATAAAAGATAAAAAAATAAATTATACAAAAGTAATAAACGATGAAATAGATATAATAATAACACATATAACGGTAAATACAAAAAGATTATCAGAAAAAGCAATAAATATAGTAATAAGTGGGGAAAGTGATGAAAGAAATGCAGAAGAAACATTTGATTATTCGATAAGTACGATAAATAATTTTAATAGTGTAAATAATATATATGTACCTCAATTATTTGTATCATTATATGAACATAAACAGTCAATAAATCCGAAAGATTATATTAGAAAAAAAAATAAATTTTGTGCATATATGTATAATAGGAGTGTACCGATAAGAACTTTTTTATTTAATTCATTAAATAAATATAAAAAAGTGGATGGATTAGGTAAATGTTGTAATAATGTGAAGATAAAGGATAGTAGATTTACATATAATAATAGAGAGACATATAATGATATAGCGGTAAAAATATATTCTGAATATAAATTTGTATTGGCATTAGAAAATCGAGTATGTGATGGATATTTTACAGAAAAGTTAATAAATCCGATAATAGCAAATTCAATACCAATATATTATGGTCATTCGTCAGCATTTAAATATATAAATAAAAAAAGAGTAATAAATATAACAGATTTTAGTAATATAAATAAATTTTTAAAATATATAGAAGAAATAGATAATAATGATGAATTATATAATAAAATAATATCTGAACCAATATATGTTAATAATATAACAAGTCAAGATATTATTACAAAATTAGAAGAAAATATTTCTAATATTTTTATTTAATATAAAATTATTTTTTTATAAATATAATTTATATTTACTTATGATTCAAAATATTCCGTCATTTTTATCAGCACTTGCTATTGCTTGGTGGATGTATACTAACAAACCAGAAGGTATGCTTCAATTAGTTCTTGTTTTAGTAGTTGTATGCAGTTTATCTTCTGCTTTTTCTGAAAATAAATCTGTACAAACTACTCCTCCTGTAGTAATTTCTACTACATCTGGTGTAAGAGCAAATGGTGAACAAAGAACCGAGAAATTTGTTTCTGTTGATGTACCAAGTGGTTTAGCAAATATGTTAGGTTTATAAAAAAATAAAAATTAATAATTAATAATATTGAGAAATTTTTTCTTGAAAATTACATTTAATAATATTTATAATAAGTGTATATTTAATTTTTTCTTGTGTTAGTTTATCTTTATCACTCCATTCTTCACACAAAGAATATTCAATTTCTTTTAATTTATTCTCCAGCATAATTATTTGATATGCAGGAAAGCTTGGTGTTGCCTTCTTTACAATACTAAACATTTTCTTATTTTATATACAAAATATTATAAATTTCAATTTTTTTAATTATAAATTAAAAAAAATAGTAATTAAAAAAAATTGAAAAAATAATATTATAATATATAATATAAGTATAATAATATGTCTCAATTTAATTTTGAGGATGATGATGAATTTAATAAAGATTTAGAATATAATCCATTTAGACCTTCAAGAAATAACAAGAATGTATATAAACCGATAATAGAAAAATATTTATATGTAGTAATGTTTGAAAACAGACCAATAAAAATTTACAAAGATATAAATAAGGCAAAACAATTTTGTATTGAAATAAGTGGTTCAAGAATAGAAACAGTTAAATATATAAAATAATATAATTAATAAAAATAATAAAATTAAATATTATCAATAAGAACAGTTTGAAAATCACCAATAGTATTACAATAACAGAGATAAAGATATTCAAAAACGAAATTAGACTTATTATCATTATTAGACTTATTATCATTATTAGACTCATTATCATTATTAGACTCATCATCATCATCATTAGATTTAGATTTTTGAGATTTAAATTTTTTGTATTTATAAGTGAATAATATAGTTTTACCTTTTTTGTTAAGAATATTAATCATATCGTTTTGTTTAATAAGTCCTTCATTATTATAAGAAACCAAAATATATTTAGATTGTAAATTAGTTATTAAATTTTCAAAAGTTTCAGTAGCTTTTCTTTTTATACAATAATTAGATTTATTTGAATTTATTAATCCTGTTTTACCATATGGAATTATATTATTATCATATCTACAAATAAAATTTAAAGGATGATAATTAGTACTATATTGTCTATTATTATAAGGTAAATCTAAATATACAATATCAAAATTATTATTTAATATATCATTATTATTAATATCTAAATTAAAAACAGTATTAAGTTCTTTATTAATAATATTTTTTCTTTCATGTATTGGTTTAATAGTTAAATCTTTTAATGAACTTTTTTTATATTTTTTCAAATAAGCACCATAAACAGAGGCAGTATTAGCAACTTTATCAAAAGAAGAAATTAAAGAAGCTAATAAAAATATATATTCATCATTATCAATTAAATTATTATTTAATAAATTTTTAATATGTTCAATAATAGCATCAGCTTTATTAGCATTAGAAATAGTCCAAAACATTCTTTTATCATTACCTTGTTCAGAATAATTATTAGAGATAAGATTAAAATTTTTATTATTAGATTCAGAAAGTAAATTAAGTTCAGAAATAATTTTTGTTAATTTATCAGAATAATTAACTTTAATGAGTGAGAAAGCTAAAATATAACTATAATATTCAAGATCATTAGAATAAGTTATATAATTATATTCTTCACTAAAATATTTACTAACGACACCACTACCAGAAAAACCGTCAAAAAATTTAATTTTATGTAGATTATTATTATCAAAATTAATATTAATATATTCAGAAATAATCTTATTTATAAAAGACAAAAGACTATTTTTAGAACCAATATAATTAAGTATAGAATAATTAGTTTTAGGCATTGTATATAATAATATAGTTATATATTTAAGAAATCAATTTTTTATAAAAATTGAAAATTAAATAATATATAGTTAAATTTATTATTTTATGATGAATAATAACGAAACATTTGGAATTACGATTGAAAAACTAATTTGTGAAATTTTTAATTTAAAAAATAATATTAGTAATTTAAGATGTAATCAAGAAATAAAAGATGAATTTAGATTAATATTAGAAGAAGAATTAAAAAAAAATAATATAATAATAACGGAGTATGTAGGAGAAAATGGTAATGAGAATGATTTTATGATAGAGAATGAGACATTACAAGTAAAAACAAATTATAATAATTCGTTAAAAGTGTGTCCAAGTAAAATAGGACAATCAACAAAAAGAACATTTATAATAAATATAGCAAAAAAGATAAAAAAAGATGTTGAATTAAAAGATGATATTGAGATAAAGGAATTTATAATAAATAATATAAAAGAAATATTGATGATGTATATAGATGCATATTTTACAAGTGATTATTTATTATATATAAGGAACGATAAAAAGAACAGAAAGGAGATAAAAATATATAGAAAAGAGGATAAAATAGTAAATGAAAAAAATTATGAGAAATGTAAATTTAGATTTACGAAAGATATAAAAAATTGGAACGAATCAACGACATTAAAAGTAGAATTTGAGGAAAAAATATATAGTTTAGGTGAATTTCAGATACATAATCATAGAAATAATGTAAAATTTAGATTTAATAATACGAATTTGCATAATTTTTTGAATGAAATAAATAAAATATAAAAGAGAAAGAAAAAATAAAAATAAATATAAAATAATAATTTTGCTTTTATTTATGAATGGTTTAATTTATATAAAGAAAATGAATCAAGACAAAATTATATATATTTTTTTGATATAATATGCAAATATATAATTAAAAACTATAATAGATAATACAAATAATGAAATAATAAAAAGATTACTAACATTATATCTAACAATATCAGCTTTATTTAATTATTTATTTTCTTTTTATAAAAGTAATAAAATTTATAGATTTATTTATAAAATTATTGCTCTTATAAATCATATTGATGTTATTATTGAACCTGAAATAACTATATTAACAGAAGAAAGTAAAATTAATCAAATATTAAAAGAAATTATTTTATTAAGATTAAATGAATATTTATATATTTTATTATATAAAAATGGAAGAAAAAGAAGAAAAAATAGAAAGTATAGAGAAAATAGAGAAAATAGAGAAAAAAGATTATCCGATAAAGTATTTATATTTATATTGGAAGATATCAACGATAAAGAATTATAATTATAGTAAATATGGCAATGTGATAGTAGAAAATAAATTATATGATATAGAGGATAAAAATAAAAACAGAATAAGTCATTGGTGTGTGAAGACAGAACATTATGAATTTTTATTAAATAGAATATATAAAAATATAGATAGAATAGAAATAGAATTAGATGATAAAAACAGAAGTGTATTTAGTTATATATGTGAAAATTATAGAAAAAATCAGAAATACAAAGACAAAAAATACCAATATATATTATATGAATTATTATTACAATATATAAATTTAGTATATAAAACAAAAGAAAGTTTAACAGATATATTATTAAATGGTTTATATTATTATATAAAAGAAGTAATAGATTATATAATTAATATAATTAAAATAAATAATGATATAAGTATAATAGATATAAATCAAAAAATAAATGATAAAAGTATATATGAATTATCAATATTATTTAATAACAAAGATTTATTAAATTTAATATTAGATTATACAACAGAAGACGAAAGATTAAAAATAATAGATAATATAAATGGAATACCAATAAATTCAATTACATATTTAATAATGCATAATGAATATGAAATAGCATTAAAATTATTAAAAAAAATAAAAATAACATATAAGAATGTAAAAGAAATATTTGATATGGCTTGTTATTATAGAAATTATAATATAGTAAAATATATAATGAATCATATAAATGATGAAGAAATGAAATTATTATTAGATGTAAAATATAAAAATTTACCATTATATAATTTAGTAAATGGTAAATTAAATAATACGGAAAATTTAGAAATAGAAATAATGATATTAAATAAGATGATAGAAAAAGAAGTAAATTATAAATATCTAAATAAAGAAAAAATGAGTTTATTAATAATAATAGCATTAAATAATAGAGAGGATTTAGTATATATATTATTTGAGCAAGTGAAAACAGATATAAAATATATAAATAATATAGATATAAATAATAATACAGCGATATTTATGATGATAAATAATGGAATGTATAATATAGTAAAAAAAATGTTAGAATTAGAGAATATAAATGTAAAAACAATAAATAAAGCAAATAATAATATATTTCATTTTTATGTTATGAATAATAATAAAAATAATGATGAAATACAAACAGAACAAATAAATATAATATTAAAAAAATATAATAATAAAGAATTAAAAAAGTATATAAATATAAAAAATAAAAATAAAAAAGATATAATAACTATATTAAATGAAAAAAATAATAATAAATTAGGCAATTTGATATTATCAAATATTTATATAAAATGATAAAATAAATAAAATCAAAAAAAATTGATTTTTTAATTGAATAATAACATATAATATACACTATATGCTATCATTAGAAGCTTTAAGTATTAAGAATAACAATAATAACAATAAGGAAAGAAAACCTATAATATTAATAGATAATTCAGGTTCAACGTCATCATGTATAAAGTTAAAACTAAATAATACTATAAAAAGTGTTAGTATATTAAAGAGTGAGGTAGAATTAATAAAAAATAAATTAATAATGGAAGGTTATGAAAAATGTTATATAATGTTTTGGGATACTAATTTTATAAGAAAAGATGAAGAAATAAATATTACAGATATAATAGATGTATTTAATAATTTAAATGTGAAACCAACAGGTGGAACAGATATTTCAGTGGCATTACATAATATATTAGATACTTGGTATCAAAAATACACAGATATATATATAATAACAGATGGACAGATACAAGCACCAAAATATAATTTAGCACAACAAATATTAAATTTATCAAAAAAGAATGTAAATATAAATATAATAACATTAGAGGACAATGATTATAATTACAATTTAAATAATGTAAATGCAGGTTCAGAAATATATAATGTAATACAGAAAAATAAATTAGTAAAATATATTAGAAAATTTGAATGTTATAATAATTATCATAATGAAAATCCATTTATTAATTTTGTGATACCAGAAATAGATATAAAGACAGAATTTAGTTATATGAATTATAAATTTAAGAAAGATGATTTAGAAAAATTTATAGGAATAATTATAAATAATATAGAAGAAAAAAAGAATGATATAATAGAAATAAATAGAATAATATATAATTTATCAATAAGTATATATCAAATAACAAAAAATAAAACAGATAAAATTAAAAATGAAATAATAAATATGTTTGTTTTATTATTTAAGGATGTAAATAATATAGAAAATGATAAAATAAGAAATGATTTAGAATTAGAAATAAAAAATCATCAAGAAGGAGTATCAGCTACATTCCAACAATATAAAGAAAATAGAAATAAATTAATAGAGAAGACACAAGAAGAATTATATAATAATGTTCAAGAAACATTTCATAAAAATGGTGATTTTATTAGTATATTAATAGATAATAATAAAGAAAATCATAAAATAATAATAAAAAGTAATAAATTAAATACTTATATTAGAATAGGAGATAGAAATTATAACAAAGGAGGAATAATTTATAATAATTACACAATTCCGATGTTTTCAATTAATACAATAAATAGTGAAAATTCAGAACAATGTTTAAGACAATGGATAAGAGCTATTTACTCTAAAATGTATAATATTCAAGTTAATGATGAAAAAATAATGTATTTAATATTAACTGATATGATGTCAGTTATTTATTCAGATGTAAATGAAGAAATAAAGAATGGATATAAAAATTTAGGAAAAATAATGCTAAATCAAGTAAGATTTAATTCAGCTGGTATTAAACAAATTATGTTTTTAAAAATGCATTCTAAACCACAACCAAATATAGGAAGTTATAATACAATGGATGAAATATTAGATGATTGTATTAATCATTTTATGGAAAATTACGAAAATCAAATAGAAAAAATAACAAGAGAAGAATTATGGTATGCTATTTGTTATTCTTTAAATGATAATGAATTAATAAATAAACAAGTTCCTAAAACTATAAATTATACTAAAGAGGAATTAATAAATAAAATAAAGAGATTAAATAGAAAGTATAAATTAATAGAATATAATATAGAAGATGAATATGATTATTATGATTATATAACATTAAAAGATACAAGTAAAACAGGTGGATATGTGCAACCAGAATATAATATAGGAAATTTTAAATATAAATCATTATTTGTAATATCGGAGGAGACATATAATAAAATAAAAAATGATAATGGAAAAATAAGATGTCCAATAACTAATTACGAATTAGATATAAATACTTTTATAAAAGTTCCAGCAAGAAATTTAATTATAAATAATAATAATAATGATAATAATGAAGAAATAAAATTAGAAATGTTTAATATTACTAAAAATAAAAAAATAAAAATAGAAATAGAAA